AATGTTGCGTTTTTTTGATTCAATAATGCCTTTCTCAGCTTCAATTGTTAAACGAATTAATCCGTCATCAGAATTAACAGAAAGAAAACGAATGTCATTAATTACTATTTCTCCTGTATCATAATTTATAGTTCCAGCGTTTGAGTTGATAATTTGTCGTTGTGCTAAACTATCAAAATAAACTGTTCTAAGTGTTCCTGTTTTGCCATCAATAACAACAACGGCTTCTGCGCCAAATCCATTGCCACCAGTAATAGAAATTGTAGCACGAGTATAGTCAGTACCACGGTTTGTAATATTAATACTTTGAATTTTTCCATTGACAATAACTGCTTCAGCAGTTGCATTTGATCCATCACCAGTAATTGTAATTGTTGGTGTGGTTGTAAATCCTGTTCCAGGATTAATTACCTGAATTGATGATATACCAGTAAATGACTGTGTAGCTTCTTCAAATTGAGCTGCTCTTATTACTCCTGCTATATCAAATACTGTAAACTGAGTTGATGTGAGTTTATCTACCAATGTTCCACGTTGAATTGGAACATCGTATTGTATTGTGTAGCTTGCAGATTCATTTAGTTTAGGTTTAAACCGGCGCTGAACACGAACAACAGTTTCAGAACCAATAATTGCTTCTCCATTAGTTGAATCAACAGCATCTTGTAATTTAGAAAGCACAAATGTACCTGCAAATTTGTTTAAATTGGTATCACGAAAATCTAAAATTGCTTGACGAATATTGTTTCTAATTGTACCTTCATCTAAAGATGTTTTCTTTTGGTCGTATTGAACTAGACTTTCAATAATTAAATATAAAAATTCTGGATCACGAATCTCTGCACTTACAGATACAATTGCTTTTGGATTAATAATTTCATCAATGATTCTTTGTTTTTCTGTTTCAGAAATAAAATAATTAGTTTTTGGTTTTAATGAAATATAAACTTTGCCAAAAACTTTTGGTGTTTCATCTTCACCACCCCAAACAGATAATGAATCTATACTTGGATATTTACTTTTGATGTAAGATTCATAATCAGATGTTGTTACTAATCTGTTTTGTGTTGCATATTGAGCCGCAGCGGAATATTTAATTGAATCAACTGTTTCACGAGTTGCACCACCAGATGCCACGTCAACAACATCAATAACGATATCAGAATATGCACCAATTGGAGCTGCAGCAACAAAACCGTCCGTTTGATTGGCAGCGACACCATTGGTAACCAAATATGTTACTGTAACAACTGCACCATCATTAAGTGCTTTGCCAACTACACCGTCACCAAAATAAATTTCATAGTTTCCATTTTTACTTTCTTGTAAAAAATAAACCTCAGATGTTGAAGTAATATCCAATATATCCGTTACTTGATTATAGACTTGTGTTGATGTGCTTCCAACATTTGGTGATACTGATACAGAAATTGTTGTGGTGTCAATATTGTTATCAGGCAAAACAAATATAGATTTTGGATTAGAGTTTTCAGTATAGTTAAAAACATAACTTACCAATGAACCTTCATATATTTCAAGGTCCTCAAAGAAAAAAGAAGTGTTAGATTTGGTTACTGTGGTTTCTTCCAAAGCGACAAAATTATACGAAAGGCTATCAATTAAATTTGAACTAAATGTAAACCCTTTTGGAATAGTCAATGTTTCAGGTGTTGTTGTTCCACTATTCACAGTTACATTAACAATAGCTCGTGGTGCAGTAACGGAAAAAGGAATATAACCTAAAGTTTTGGCATGAGAAACAACCGAATCCCTTAATAAAGCGGTATCTAAAAATGCTTCATTAGCCACCATATTCAAATAGTATGAATTGTAATGGGTATTGTAGGCAAGAATATCTAAAAGAATATTTAATCCAGCACCATCAAAATCATAGTCTTGAAATTGAGATTGTTGTTTTAAATATGCTTTTAGGTTTGTCTTGATTTGGTCAAAATCAAGGTCAGAGATTTGTAAACGAGCGTTAGCCATTTCTATCTAATCCGTTCTAGGAAAAAATTAATTGTGATTGGGTCAGTTCTATTGATAACAAAGAATTCCATTTCCACCTTAAACCCATTTCTGTCAAAATCTGCAATAGCATTAATTCTTGAAACTCTAGCTCTAGGTTCGTAGTTTGATATTGTCTGTTCTATTTCTCTTTCTATGGAAGAAGCCGTAATTGTGTCCATATTTTCAAACAAAAGTCGGCGAATATTGCTACCAATGTCTGGTTGAAATGGTCTCTCATAGTGATTAGTTAACACCAAATTCTTTATAGAATTGATGACCGCCATATCACCAACATGGCGGTTTATGTCTTTTTTAACTGGATGAATAGTGAAGTTTAAGTCTAAATCACTATATTCCCGAGCGATGTTTGTGGTTACGGTTGCCATATCTTATTTATGCGTTCAACCTAGAAAGTAGTTTGTCTGTACCAATAAAATCTTCAATCAAAGTGCTTTCTGATTGTCCCAAATTTTGTAATTTACGAAGCTCTTGATAATCTTCCGACACAGTTTTTAGATTGGCATAATAATTTTTATCGTGATTTTCTCTGTTTGCCAAAAATATAGTGGTGTTCGCCAGCTGGCTATCAATTGTTGTAACTACCGATAAAGAAAGGTTTGAGGTGTGGACTGTGTTTGAGTAAGCTCCACTTGTGTCTTGTGTTATTGTTATACTATTATTAATTATATTATAGTAAGTTGAAATTATACTTGAGTTTGCATTTATCTGTGGACCAACAAAAAGACTGGTAAAACTGCCTAAAATTGGTGCGGTGTTGACAATTCCATCTGTTTGATTAACAATATACATTGCTGATTTGCCATAACCAATTGCTGGATCTTTATATGGCGAGGTGTAAATGGCTGAAGTATTGGCACCAACATCATCATCAAAATTTCTTACTCCCGAAAGCCTATCAGTATGTAATTTATAAGATTGGCAAACAGTAGCCAAATTAGTATTTGCAATATTAGCAAATAAAGTAGTAATTGTTCCCGTTAATCCTTGTAATCCATTGGCTGCAGTAACAAGTGAAATAATTGAATTTGCAGAATTACTAATAGTTTGCACATCTGTAGCCACAGGATTTTTGTAATAAGCACTTACATTACTAGTTGCTAAATCTTTTCCAGCCCAAGAATCAAGTAAAGCAGGAACTGCATTTAGTTGTGCTTTTGTTTCGTCTGAAAAAACTTGTATGGTTTCATTTGGATCATCAAAGTTATATCCAAGTCTTGCAAAAACTCCCGCTGAATTTGCTATTGTTGTCATTTTATTTCTCCATTATAAATTAAATCATTGGCAAAGTTGGAAATCCTGTAATTCCTCTTGGTGCAGGATGCTGGTGAAAATTATACATTGTGGTATTAACTACATCCGTCATCAAAATAGATTTCATTATTATAAAGTTTCCAAGAGGTGCGGTTACCGATACTAAAGAATCAATTGGTCCAACCGTAGTAATAGAGCCAGGTAATGCAACCGGAGAAGCTGGAGTTGGTCTGCCAAGAGAAAGACCTCCGAGAGCCGATGTAAATCCATATGGCCCAGCTGTAACACCCATACCTCCAGTTACTCGTGTTGTTGCAACAAGCGAATCACAAGTAGCTGGTCCATATACATTTAAATCTGAACTTATATCAACCGATGTTGCAGCACCAAGTCTTACAGAACCGCCAGTATTTTCATTTGCAGAAATTGATACATCATCATCACCTGATATAGAAATATCTTTAACTGCTCTAACATTATATTGGCCCTTAACAGCAAGATTATAATCACCAGTAACAGATTGATTAAAATTACCTAAAACTTCCATATTACAATCACCACGCACAGTAATATTACAAACACCTTTTATTAAAATATTTTTATTTTTGGCTACAATTTCATACCCATCACCAAATATTTTTACAACTTGGTCACCATTGGGGTGCATTTCAATAAAGTTTTTTGATTTACCATGTTGAATACGAACTCTTTCACGAGTGGGTGTATCATCCATTTCAAATGAATGGCCACCTTCAGTTTGTTGAGTATTATTATATGGATATTCTGGTTTAGTTTCATCGTTGGCAACTGATTCTGGTTCAATCCAGGTGCTTTCAATTGGAGGTTTATCATATGTTGCCATAATTATGCTCCTTTTGCATCAGTAACATTTGATACATTATTAAGATTATTTTCAGCAACAATTGTAGCATTAGCTGATGATTCTTCAACTTCAACAAGAATGGTTTCTATGTATTCTGAATCTAAATCACCATCATCTGTGGTTGAAACAGAAGTTAAATTTGTTGCAGAAGCTAATATTGTTACAGTATCTTTAACAACAGTTTCTACTCCTTGAGTGAGTTCATTTCTAGCATTATTCAAATCACTAGCAGCTTCTCTTAATTCGGCGAAAGACCCTTCTTCTGGTGTTCCTGGTGGTTCAGTAATCAAATCGCTAGTTGGATTCTGTGCGGCAAAGTCAGCTGCTTCTTCAGCTGTAGCT